AGAATAAAAGAATATGTAGAGTTTAAAATGTTAAAAGGTCATTCAGAAGAAGAAGCAACTAAGATGGCTAAAGAACAGATAATGAATCAAGCACCATGAGTATCTTCACTAAGGTTGCTATAAAAGATTTAAAAATACTAAGGCAGGTAGTAAGAACTCAACACATGAAACATTATCCTGCATCCCATGTCAATGACACAGAAGCAGATAGAATAATTGAATCTCTTTCAGATAATGCAAGAGAGAAACTAATTAAACTGGCGGTAGATTATGGGATCACTAAATTATAAACCTGATGGGGAAACCCTTAAAAATTTTTTAAAAGATAATAACTTTCTTAGAGGACTGCGTGGTCCAGTAGGTAGTGGTAAATCTGTTGCTTGTTGTATAGAAGTTATTAGAAGAGCATTACTTCAAAAGCCATCTGAAGATGGTAAAAGAAAATCAAGATGGGCTGTCATAAGAAATACAAACCCACAATTAAAAACAACAACAATTAAAACTTGGCTTGATTGGTTTCCTGAAGAAGAGTGGGGAAGATTTGGCTGGAGTGTTCCATATACTCACAATATTAAAAAAGGAGATATAGAACTTGAAGTTATATTTTTAGCACTTGATAGACCTGAAGATGTTAAAAAATTATTATCATTAGAACTTACTGGTGTTTGGATTAATGAAGCAAGAGAAATACCTAAGTCTATTGTAGATGCTTGTTCAATGAGGGTAGGAAGATATCCATCTATGAGAGATGGTGGACCAAGTTGGTATGGTGTAATAGCAGATACTAACCCACCTGATACAGATCATTGGTGGTCTATCATGGCAGGAGAAACAATCATTCCTGATTACATAACTAAACAAGAAGCTAAGATGTTAGTTAAACCTGATAACTGGTCTTTCTATAATCAACCACCTGCTATGATAGAAGTTAAGAATAAAGAAAATGAAATAGAGGGATATGAAAATAATAAAGTTATGGAGAACCAAAAGAACTTAACTCCAAATTATTATAGTAATATTATACGAGGTAAAACTAAATCTTGGATTGATGTTTATGTATTAAATAAATTAGGACAGGTAGAAGATGGCAAACCTGTTTATGAATCTTATAATGAAGAAGTACATTTAGCAAAAGGAGATTTAGCTATTGCAGATGGTGTTCCTATATTTTGTGGAATAGATTTTGGATTAACACCTGCTTGTGTATTTGCACAACGAATAAGAAATAGATGGGTAGTGTTTGATGAATTAGTTGCAGAAGATATGGGTATAGTAAAATTTTCTGATTTAATGAAACAAGTTATGGCACAATACTTACCAAGAGAATTTGTAATTTTTGGAGATCCAGCAGGGGATCATAGAGTACAAACAGATGAAAGTACACCCTTTCAAATCATGCGTGGTAAAGGAATATATGCAAGACCAGCTCCATCAAATGATGTAACTCTTAGATTAGAATCAGTATCATCTGTATTAAATAGAATGGTAGATGGAGAGTCAGGTATTATTATAGATAACAAATGTAATAACTTAATTAAAGGTTTTGCTGGTGGATATCATTATAGAAGACTCCAAGTATCAGGAGAAAGATATGATGAAAAGCCAAATAAGAATAGATTTTCTCATGTGCATGATGCTTTGCAATATTTATTGTTAGGAGCAGGAGAGGGAAGAGCATTGACTATTGGTAATAAATCTAATAAACCTGTAGTTGCGAAAAGGAATTTTAATGTATTTGATGTCAAACCAAAATCAGTTTACGAAAGGAGAAGATAGTTATGTGTGCAGGTCCATTTAAACCATCTCCTCCGCCACCACCACCACCTCCAGTAGAAGAGGAAAGTGTAAAGCAACAACGAGCAAGAATGCGTAAGCAACAAGAAGCAGAAAGAACTGCTAATAAGCAANAAGCATTCGAAGATAGAGTTGCGGCATACTCAGGTAGAAGAGGTCGAAGATCACTTTTATCAGGTAGAAGAGGCGGACAGGGTTTTGAAATCTCATCTAGTCTAATGTCTAAAGATACTTTAGGAGCATAGATGGTAATAGATGTTAAACCACAAAGTGTAGAGAACTATTCTGAGAGTGGTGTTAAAAGATTAATTACTCGTTATAACAATGCTAAGGCAGTCAAAGATATGTGGCTTCCTACTTTTGAAGAATGCTATGAATTTGCTTTACCACAAAGGGAAAGTTTTTATAGTGAGTCAATAGGTAGAAGACGATCTGACAGAATCTTTGATGAAACTGCTGTAGTAGGTGTACAAGAATTTGCTAGTAGATTACAATCAGGTATTGTTCCTAACTATGCAAGATGGGCAGACTTTGTTGCTGGTACTGAAATACCTAAAGATGAACAGAAAGATGTTAATTTAGAATTAGATCAAGTAACAGAATATGTTTTTGAAATATTACAGAACTCAAACTTTTCACAAGAAGTACATGAAACATTTTTAGATTGTGCAGTAGGTACAGGTGTACTGTTAGTAGAAGAGGGAGATGCAATACATCCAGTTAAATTTAAAGCAATACCATTACCACAAGTAGTATTAGATGCAGGACATGATGACAAGGTAGATCATGTATTTAGAAATAGAAAAATTAAAATGAAAGATATTATTCATGCTTATCCTGAAGCTGTGTTATCTGAAAAAATGCAAATGGATATGGACAAAGCTCCTGACATGGATTGTGATGTATTAGAAATTGTTTATAAAAATTATGCTAATACAAAAGAAGATGAATATAAATTTTGTGTTATCTCACAAATGTATGAACATAAATTATTTGAAGAAACATACAAAGGTTTAGGATCAAATCCTTATATTGTTTATAGATGGTCTAAAGTAGCAGGAGAAGTATATGGAAGAGGTCCATTACAATTAGCGTTACCTGCAATTAAAACTTCTAACTTAGTTATAGAATTAATTTTAGAAAATGCACAGATGTCTATATCAGGAATGTATCAAGTAGAAGATGATGGAGTTATTAATGTAGATAACATTGCCTTAATTCCAGGGACTATTATTCCTAAAGCGGCAGGATCATCAGGACTACAACCAATAGCACCAGCAGGAAACTTTAATGTAAGTGATTTAGTTTTAAGAGATATGAGAACTAATATTAAAAAAGCATTATACAATGATATGTTAGGTACACCAAATGAGAAAACACCTATGACAGCTACAGAAGTTGCAGAAAGAATGGCTGATCTATCAAGACAAATTGGAGCGGCATTNGGAAGACTACAAGCTGAATTAGTTAATCCAGTATTACAAAGAGTAATTTATATTTTAAAGAAACAAGGAAGAATAAAAATACCAGTTGTTAATGGTAGAGAAATAAAAATAAGATCATCTTCTCCATTAGCACAAGCACAACAGCAACAAGATGTTGCCACAATAGATAGATTCTTAGGTATGGTACAACAAAGAGTTGGTCCACAGTTATTGAATGTTCTTGTTAAACAAGATGAGGTAGCTAAATATGTTGCTAAAAAATTAGGTGTTCCTGAAGAGTTAATAAGATCGCAAGAAGAAATGCAGGAAGCCGCCCAACAAATGCAACAGATGATGCAACAACAACAAGGACAGGAACAACCGCCAGAAGAAGAAACTCAATAAAATGATAACTTCAATATGCATAAATCTGTTTTAGTAATTAGTGATCTACATATCCCCTATCATCACAAAGATTCTTTTGCCTTTCTAAAAGCTATTAAGAAAGAATTTAAACCTGATACTGTAATTAACATTGGAGATTTATTAGACTTCCATGCAATATCTATGCATGAACATAATCCTGACTTACCAAGTGCAGGACATGAATTAGATATATCAAGAGAATATATAAAAGAATTAGAGGGAATATTTCCTGAAGTAACTGAAGTAGATTCTAATCATAGTAGTTTAGTTTATAGAAGAGCATTAAAGTTTGGAATGTCAAAACAATTTCTAAAACCTTATGGAGATTTCTTAGGTACTAGAAAATGGAAATGGGTAGATGACATGACATTAAAATTAAGTAATGGAAAAAAATGTTTCTTTACACATGGAAGATCAGCAGACATTTTAAAAGTTTCACAGACAATGGGTATGAGTGCAGTACAAGGACACTATCATACAAAGTTTGTTATATCTTATTGGGCTAACCCTGATGATATATTCTTTGGTATGAATGTAGGATGTTTAATTAATCAAAAGTCTATGGCATTCTCATATGCAAAAAACTTTAGAACAAGATTTATTATTGGATGTGGAGTAATACTAAATGGAATACCTAGACTACTTCCAATGGTATTAGATAAAAATGGAAACTGGATAGGAGAGTTAGTATGATAGATAAAAAAACAAAACAAGCAAATGAACAATCTGATAATGTAGAATTATCTAAAATTAACCCAGCTTATTATCAAGCAGGTAAATGTACTTGTGGAAAAACTTTACAAACATATGACTATGTAAGACACTTACCTTATGCAGATGCAACAGCTATTAAGTATATTACAAGGCATAGGGAAAAAGGTGGAGTAGTAGATATTAGAAAAGCAATATGGTTTTTGAAAGCGATCCTGAAAGATGAGTACAAAGAAACAGAATAACGCTATAGTTGTAAATGGTAAAACATATTACAAATATCTTATAGTATGGGAAGATATTGTGGGAGATTCTACGATTACAGATTACAATGAGTTTGAACATATGAATTGTGCTACTATACAAACAGAAGCATATATATTTAAAAAAACTGCAAAGTATCTATGGTCATTTGCTAGTTATCAGAATGATGATGGAGAAGTAGGATTTGGGGATAGGAATATTTACCCTAGAAGTGTAGTCAAAAAAATGATAAGGATTTGATATGTCAGAACAAAATAAAGCCCTGATAGGTTTGGATAACTTTAAAAGAGGTTCTGAAGAAGAAACCAAAATAAATGATGTATTTAAAACATTGTTTAGTACACCAATAGGTGCTGAAGTTCTCCAATACCTTAAATCAATAACGATTGATTCTGTTGCTGGACCTGAAATATCAGACCATGCTCTCAGACATTTAGAGGGTCAAAGATATTTAGTTGGTCTTATACAGCGAAGAGTCAATAAAGGTAAAAGTCAAAACATAATAAAGGAGAATCAAAATGGCTGAAGAGCAAACACAACCAGTACAGGAACAAACTCCAGTACAGGAAACACCAGTAGAAAGTAATGTTCCACAAGAAACATCTGCTCCTACTACAACAGAACCAGCACCAAGACCTGAGTATATACCTGAGAAGTTTTGGAATACTGAGAAAGGCGAACTCAATGTAGAAGAGTTTGGTAAGTCTTATACTAACTTAGAAAAATATGTAGGTGGTAAGAAAGATGAACTAAGAGATGTAATCATTGATGAATTAAAACAAGAAGCTAATGCTGAAAGACCTGAAGCAATAGAGAAATATGAATTACCTAAACTTCCTGAGAATGTTACAGAAGATATAGTTAATGCTAATCCTATGACAGAATGGTGGAGAAATTTTTGTTGGGAAAATTCATATGACCAAGAAGTATATCAAGAGGGTATCAATAAATATGTTGATGCTTATGTTGGACAACAACCTGATATGGAAGCTGAGAAAACTAAACTAGGAGAAAATGCAGAAGCAAGATTAGATGCAGTAAATAGTTGGGCATCTACATTTTTTAGTCCTGAACAATACGAAGTAGTTTCACAAACTATGGGTTCTAATGTTGATGGGATAGAAGCACTAGAAAAAATTATGGAATCTCAGAAACAAAACATATCTAGGTCAGCACAAGTAGCACAACCTGAAAGACCACTAACAATAGAAGATGTTAGAAACATGATGAAAGATAAAAGATACTATGATGGTAGAGAGCGTGATCCATCTTATGTAGCAAAAGTTGATGAAGCATTTAACAGACTCTATAGGGGTTAATGTTATATGTTGAAAAGACTATACCTGAACATTGTTTTCTTTTAGCTCCTAACTTAAAGGCATTAGACAGGTATGAAATAGCTTTGTGGGGGCTTGATCCCCTACAAGCTTTATTACAACCATTTAGATATAGCAGACCTAATGTACATTCATTCACAATATTAACAAAAGAACATAAAGTTGCCGCAATCTTTGGTGCTGTACCATCAAGAAGAGATAATAAAATCGGCACAATATGGTTCTTATCCTCTACAGAATTAGATAAAAACTATCTATATTTCCTTAAAAGAAACAAGAAATGGTTACATTACCTAGAAGAACATTACATATATTTGTCCAATTATATTACAGAAGAACATACTAAATCTATTAGATGGTTAAAATGGCAAGGATATAATTTTTCTAAACCTATGCTTGTAAAAAATGTAAAAGTGTTGTACTTCTATAAACGACTACATAATGTAGTCAAAAAGGGTACACAGCCCATATTAGAAGAGATCGGTCCTTTATGGACAACCGAATTAATTTAATGCGGACAACTGTTTAATTAACAACAACGACTAACAAAGGAGTATAAATATGAGTACATCTATTTCAACTGCCTTTATTAAACAGTTCGAAGCTGAAGTCCACATGGCTTACCAAAGAATGGGATCAAAGCTAAGAAACACAATAAGGCAAGTAAATAATGTAAAGGGGAGTCAGGCGAGATTCCAAAAAGTCGGTACTGGTAGTGCTGTTTCAAAAAGCAGACACGCTCAGATTCCAACTATGGATATCACTCACTCAACTGTTGATGTTACTTTAGCGGATTTCTATGCGGCAGATTATGTCGATAGATTAGACGAGCTAAAAACTAACATTGACGAAAGACAAGTACTATCTCAATCTGCGGCGGCGGCATTGGGGAGAAAAACAGACCAACTAATCATTGATGTATTAGACGCTGGTTCAAATGCAAATAATGTTGTACATGGTTCTGCTGGATTAACTCTAGCAAAAGCATTGACAGTTTATGAGTCATTTGGAGCGGCTGATGTACCTGATGATGGGCAAAGATACTTTGTAGTATCTCCTGCAGGTTGGGCTGATCTACTTCAAATAGATCAATTCTCTCGTGCTGAATATGTAGGCGAAGCTGATTTACCATACGCTGGTGGATTAACTGCGAAGAGATGGCTTGGATTTATGTGGTTCACTCATTCTGGTTTATCAAAAGCCTCTACTACTAGAGATTGTCATGCTTATCACAAGTCTGCAGTCGGAGTAGCTATGGGTTCTGATATTAGAACTGAGATCAACTACATTCCTGAAAAAGTCAGTAACTTAATCACATCATACATGAGTCTTGGAGTAGTAGAGATTGATGGTAATGGTATGATTGAATGTCAAATAACAGAATAGGAGATAAACATGGCATATACATCAAGCGACTTAAAAAAAATTGCAGGTGGATCAAATGGTGTTTTCCTATATCATTCGACTGACGCAATAGGTACTATAGATGATGCAGACTATTTTCTTGGTGCAACTAATGAACTTAAAGTAGGCGATATTATAATCGCTGTAGGTTCAACAGGTGGTACTAGAACAGTAGATATGTTGGTAGTCCAAACCAATACTGGAACTGGATTAACAACTGTATTAGGTACATAATAAATAGTTATGTGGGGGGGATTTACTTCCCCCTACATTTAATATAGAAATAAAATATGGCTGATAGTAAATTTGATATATGTAATAAAGCACTTGTCCTAGTAGGAG